TGCCTGAAGTGCCTGAAGTGCCTGAGGTGCCTGAGGTACCTGATGTTTGACTATTTCCTGAGGTCCCTGTTGAACCTGATGTGCCACTTGTTCCGCTAGTACCTGAAGTACCAGTTGAACCAGCATTACCGCTAGTTCCTATACTACCTGAAGTACCTGAGGTACCTGAAGTACCGCTTGTACCTGAGGAATTACTATTACCTGATGTACCGGCGCTACCATTTGTACCACTTGTACCTGAAGTGCCGCTTGTACCAGCAGTTTGACTTAATCCTGATGTACCTATAGAACCTGAAGTACCAGCTGTGCCGCTTGTACCACTAGTTCCTGATGAACCTGAAGAACCACTTGCTCCACTTACACCGTTATATCCATTTAATCCTGAAGTACCGCTTGAACCTGAAGTACCTGAAGTACCATCGGCACCACTCGTACCGATAGTACCTGTACTACCACTAGTACCTGAAGTGCCTGAGGTACCAGCAGTTTGAGAAATGCCTGAAGTACCTGTACTACCACTTGTCCCTGAAGTTCCACTTGTACCTGCTGTTTGAGAAGATCCTGAGGTACCAACTGAACCATTTGTTCCTGAAGTACCGCTAGTACCACTTGTACCTGCAGTTTGAGATAAACCACTAGTTCCTGTTGAACCTGATGTTCCTGAAGTACCTGAGGTACCGGATGTTTGGCTTAAACCACTAGTTCCTGTTGAACCTGATGTTCCTGAACTTCCGCTTGTACCTGATGAACTAGCATTACCGCTAGTTCCTATACTGCCTGAAGTGCCTGAAGTGCCTGAGGTGCCTGAGGTACCTGATGTTTGACTATTTCCTGAGGTCCCTGTTGAACCTGATGTGCCACTTGTTCCGCTAGTACCTGAAGTACCAGAGTACCATTTGTACCATTTTCTCCACTTGTACCTGAAGTACCAGTTGAACCTGAAGTACCGCTTGTACCACTAGTACCTGATGTTTGGGAAGAACCTGATGTACCTGAAGTACCAGTTGAACCTGAAGTACCGCTTGTACCACTAGTACCTGCAGTACCATCGACACCTGATGTACCTGAAGTACCTGTAGAACCTGAGTTTCCTGAAGTTCCGCTTGTGCCTGTAGAACCTGAAGTGCCACTTGTACCGCTTGTGCCACTATTTCCTGAAGTTTGACTATTTCCTGAGGTTCCTACTGAACCTGTTGTTCCACTTGTTCCTGAAGTGCCACTAGTTCCTGAAGTGCCATTTTCCCCACTTGTACCTGAAGTACCAGTTGAACCTGAAGTACCTGCTGTACCTGAATTGCCTGAAGTGCCACTTAATCCTGTTGAACCTGAAGTACCGCTTGTACCGCTTGTACCTGCAGTGCCATCTATACCTGAAGTACCTGCTGTACCGGATGTACCACTTGTACCTGAAGTTTTACTTTGACCTGATGAACCATCTTGACCTGAGGTTCCTGCAGTACCTGAAGAACCTGATGTTCCTGAAGTGCCATCTTCTCCACTTGTACCTGAAGTACCAGTTGAACCTGAAGTGCCTGAGATACCTGAAGTACCTGATGTCCCATTTCCACCTGATGTACCTAAACTTCCTGAAGTGCCTGATGTACCTGAAACTCCGCTTGTTCCTGAGGTACCATCTACTCCTGAAGTACCTGAAGAGCCATTTGTTCCTGAAGTGCCTGAAACACCTGAAGTTCCTGAAGTGCCATCTTCACCACTTGTACCTGAACTTCCTGAAGAACCTGATGTTCCTGACGTACCTGAGGTTTGACTATTTCCTGAGGTGCCTGATGTACCACTTGTACCACTTGTACCTGAAGTACCATCTGAACCTGATGAACCACTATTTCCAGATGAACCTGAAGTTCCTGAAGAACCACTTGTTCCTGATGTACCTGATTGTCCTGAAGCGCCTGAAGTTCCGGCTATACCACTTGTACCGGATGTAGCATTTACATAACCTATAACGCCTGTAGTTGGGTTATAAGTTACAACATAATTTATATCTTGTACCGGAAGGGTTTGAATTATAATTGGTGTAGGTGATGAACCTGAAATTACTAAAGAACCAGTAATTACTGCTGAACCTGAAAATGGGAATCCTACTCCGGATGCTGTAACATAAACTGTAACACCATCAACATTAAATGTTGATAATTCGACCGATCCTGTAAAGTTTATGAAGGGTACACTAGAACTAACTAATGTACCATTTTGATATATATCGATAGTACCTCCACCGGTACCATTATTTACTTGGTATACGCCAACAGGAACTTGATCTAAAAATCTTACTTGAGCCATTCTTCAGGATTTATCTTATATAAATATTGGAAAAAGATCATATTGCATTAACTTTTTTCTTTACTTCCAGAGCTTTTATAGTTTCTGGGGTTGTAATAGTTCCGTTATTGTTGATCTGACCATTATATAAGGAATCCACTGAAGAAGCTTCAATTGAAAATATAATTTTTGTAGTATCGGTATATTTTTTAATAGAATTAATATCTTTTTGTAAAATTTCAGGAACAATATATCCATTTAGTTTAATATTAAAAGTACTTCTTACTATTCTTTCTTCATCTTGAACAAGTTCCGTTTGGAAACCGAAAGAATCAATCATTGATCTAAATTTAAAACGTTGTGGGTCACCCCAATATGCATCTGAAGCGTATTCAATAGCTTCTACTATTTTATTTAATTGTTCTACATAATATGTAAAAACAGCACAAGTATAATTTACTGTAATATAATCTGGGATTACAGTAGCGTAGAATTGTTTTTCAGGAATTCTATTTGTTAATACTTTAAAATTATCATATGAGTTATTAGCATCATATCTTTTAGTAGCAACACTGTAATTGTGAGGATTATTAGCATCTAATTTATTACTAATAGATCTAACTTTTTCTATAGACTCACGTTTAAACATAATTAAAGGAGCCATAATTCTACCTTTTTGGTCTCTATAGTAACCATCTTTTTGATATGATTTCCATTTTTCAGGAGAACCATAAATTACAGGAACAGGTAAACGAGCACCATTTTGTATAACAGAAGGTTGAATTACATTTTCAAAATAATAAAATACAGCTTCATCGATATCTTTGATACCAATGCTAAAAGGTTTTGTGTTATCGTTGCGGAATGACGTTTGTAGAGCACGGTTAACACCAGGAACATTAGGGTCGGCATAATTTGGATTACCCGCAGGTACATACGTTGATACGTGTTGTTCAACGCTAATTTCACGTTGGGTTTTTGGGGTTGGTTTATTTAATCTTCCGTTACTCATTACATTCTAGATAATTGTATATTTACTCTATCTGATGGTACATAATGTGATTCACAAATTATGGATACATTATAACCAAATTGACCTAAATCTGTTTCATATGGGTTATTTCCTGCACCATCTAAATAAGGATAATCAGGATCTTTACCTACAAAGAATTGGGTTGCATTTACATTATCTATTTCCCAATATCCTTCTTGCCACATTATTATATCTCCTTGTTCAGGATGTAAATTAGCATCTACTAAATCATCTCTTAAAAATCTAAAAGTAGTAGGCCATTTAAATTCTACACCAAAATCATCTACTGGGGATGTTTGGGATCCAACTTCGATTAAAGAAAACAATAAAACAGGATCAGCAAAATTTCTACCTTCAACTGATTCACCATACATATTGACTTTAGTTGTTGTAACATTATATTTGTAAAACACTACTTGTTCAGAAATAATATTCCACATCAATTCACGGTTAATGAATCTAAACATAGAAATATCTCGCATTTGTCCGTATAGTGCCATATTATCCTATAAATATTGTCATTGGAACTTGGTTAATCTCTTGTACTCTTGCTGCTGATTCAGCTGCTCTTCTTTCAAGTAGTGCTTGACGTGAAGTTTGATCAAAATATTCTCTTAATCTTGTAATTAATGCTTCTTTTTCAGTTGCTGCTGCCGATACTAAACCATCACCATTTAATGTTACTTCTGCTCCTGGGATTGGTACTGAGGAGTATTTATTTCTAGTTAAACCTAACATTTCTTTAGCTTTAGCTAAAGTGTATTCAAATATCCAACTTCTTCCTATTGAATTAATTTTAGAATATGTTGGATTTAAATAAGGAGCGTTTGAAGTATTACTAATTTTATTAGTACCATCAGCAAAAGCAGCATCAATTCTATCTTGAATTTTAATAAAATCAAACACTAAAAATTCACCATATCCTAAATCATCACCTCCATCAAAATCATCACCTCCCATTCCTGTACCAGGGACGGGGAATACTGAAATGAAATTATTAACTATATTAAATGTATAATTAGATAATGTTACTGTGTTTTGCATTTCAATAGCTTGCAAGTTTTGCATAGTAAAACTTGTAGGCATCATTAAATAGTTTGCATATCCATATCCAAATCCATAAAATCCAAGAGGAGGAACACCACCTAAACCACCTTGACCTGTCATTAAGGTTGGTGCGTATAATTGGTTAATTGCGGGTGGTGGTTGATACCATACATTTTTTACTTCTATTCCACCAACAATACCTAAATCATCTGCCCATTTAGATAAATCATAAGTTTGAACACCTGGGGTTAATGCTAATTGGCCTTTAAACCAAGTTACATTACCACCAGCTCCTGCTTCTTCACCATATTGTTGAGATAATCTAACAATAGTAGCCATTGTAGGAGTAAATATAGAATTATTTACATCAATTCTATCGGATGCTCCTTCTAAAGATAAGTAATTATCTCTTAATTGGAAAGCATATAATTCATTTCCATATACTGTTACTGCTTCTTCAAATGCAGCAAAGAAATTTATTTCTTGTAATTCTATATTTTCAATAGGATATCCTAAGTGTAAAGCACAGAAGTTAGAAACCTTATTGGCATCTGTTTTAAATTCAGGATCATTATCATAAAATCCGAATGGAGTAGGAGGTGGCCAAGTACCTGTTCCATAGTAAGAAGCAGATACGGTAGCAAATGATGCTGAACCTGGCCAAATTGGTATTACTGTAGATGCCATAATTTATTAAGTTGTTGCTATATAATATTCTATACTTCCACTACTACCTGATGGTTCAACTTTAACTGATTTAATATCACTAAATGATAAACCACTAGTACTTCCTGTCATCTTACTTGTTGATAACATATATGAACTACCAGATGTTATTAAATAACTCATCGCTTCTGTTGATGAAGAAACAATTAATTTAATAGGGATATTAGCAGGTGTTGTATTTGTTACTCTAATATATTGTATACTACTTGTTACAAAAGTACCAGCACCTGGAAGTGAATCTAAATTAAATATAGTAGTAACTGAACCTGAAGGGATGCTTAAGGATCTATTATCTAAATAGTTAATACCATTAATCGTATTAACATATGAAGCTCCTACATTTTCTCCGTCAAGAGTTAATATTTCATAAATTTGAGTAGTTAAAGTTGCCATGCTTTTTTATTATAAATATTAAAAAGCTATGGTTCCTTTCCTTATTTTTTAGCTTTTCCACTTGTTCCTGCTGAACCAGTAGTAATGCCTATTTCTGCTGCTTCTTCATAAATTAATAGCAAATCATCAACAATAGGATCTCTGTGATTTTGTTTTAAAGTTATAGCACACATATTTTTTACTTTACGAGCTGCTGTATATAAAAATCTAAATCCTGAATCGCGTTTTGCTTTTAAATCTACTTGGTGATCATCACCACAAACAATCATTTTAGAACGTAAACCAATACGAGTAGCAATCATTTCCATTTGTTCATGAGTAACGTTTTGTGCCTCATCAACAATAATACAAGAATCTAAAAATGTTCTACCACGCATAAATGCTAAAGGTACGATTTCTATTTTACCATCTTCGATAAGTTTTTCTACTTTTTCCTTATCGTAAAGAGCATACATATTTTGATAAATTGGTTGAATCCAAGGATCCATTTTTTCTC